GTCTACCAACTCCAGAGATACCAAGGGAAGCAAGAACAATATCATAAGGTTTAGTTTTAGTTCTTTCTATCTCAGCTTCGACCTTAGAGCCATTGGCTCCAAGTTTATCCCAGTTTTGATCTTCAAAAAGATCTACTGGATGAGTAAGCCCCATCTTTTTAACAGATGCGGGGCCTAATCCTTTAATCTCTAAAATTCTTATAAAATACTCTAAAAATTTTATAGAACTTATATTATTCTTATCAGTAACCATTAGTCTAGGACCATCTCTCTTTGTCTGCACACCAATGGTCTGTTCAGCATGATTTTTATTAATTTTTATTCCGTGTTCAGAATGGTCAACTACTCCAATAAATTTAGGTATTACACCACCAGCACGCTCAATCTGAATTGTATCACCTAGCCCAAGACCGTGTTCTTCGATAATACCTATATTATGAAGAGTAACACGAGATATAGTGGCGTCATCTAAAACAACAGGGTCTACAACACCTGTTGGGTTTACGGTGCCTGTACGACCTACTACCCATAATACATCTTGCAAAGTTGTAGTTGCTGTCTCAGTCATTCGTTGTTTTAGAGCTACTGCAAATCTTGGATATTTAGAGGTATATCCTAGTTGTTGTGATTTAGCATAAGAGTTACAACGATAAACTATACCATCTTTTGGATAATCCCAAGCTTGTTCTTCAAGCACTGTAAAAAATCCTGCGTTTTTGAGTATTTTCATTCTTGGCTCATAATCCATAGATATGCCTAACCAGTCATGAGCTATGAATCTAATATTACGTTGGGCAAACTCTGATGGACTATCTAAACCCAAAGCTCCAGACACATAGTTTCTAAAGTTTTCAACATTATTATCTGTCACACACTCCCCATTTACAACCACTTCATCATAATCGAGATCGATTGTAGTAGGTGCGCCTTTTAACATTCCTACGAGATGTGTTATATCTGTTCCTTGTTCACCGTTACCACGAGTTAGCCCCATCTTTAATTTACCTCTACGATAGATTAAAGTTAAATTAGTACCATCAATTTTAGGGACTTTAACATCCATCCAAGGTTCTAACTCTTCTTCTCCTTCATAGATTTTACGGAGAGAGTATAGTTTATAGGGGTGAGTAATTTTACCAGCAGCACCGCCTACGTGTTTAGTGGGAGAATCATGATCTCGCCAACCTTGGGCTTTTTCCATACTCTCAAGTTTATCGTATAGCTGATCATATTCTGCATCTGTTATCATTGATGCAGAGTTATCATAATAAGCTTGATTATGCTTTTGGATAAGTTGTTTGAGTTCTTTGTAATTCATATAAAGATAATATCTGAAAATTAAGCATTAAGAAAGAGTTCTTTTAAATCTTTCTTGTCTTTCCAACCACATTAATATAAACGATCGTACTGAATTCACTTTAGGGGTTAAATCTAATTCTTGAACTAACTTGATGTATGCCTCTAAAAATATATCATATTCTGGAGACATTAATTTTTGTATATCAAACCTAATAACATCTTCTTTAGAATAATCTTCTACCTTGTAATTCATATTTTTGAGATGATCAAAACCACGATTAAGGTTATTTCCTTCAAGGACTATACGTTTAGATTTGTTAAATCTACCTATCAAAGAAAATTTATGTGTTTTTAACGCTACTTTATAGTTTTTACTTACTAAATCTAAATATTCAGTAACACTTTCTCCATAAGCGATGTAATCTTGAGTTTTGCTATTACTCCATGGAGTGTAAAAACTTAAATGCACACAACTCAAGTGTTGCTCTTTAAAACCTAACCAACCATGATCTTGTACATTAAAGCCTTCAACTGAGTCAGGAAATTTTAGAGGATCGTTATACTCTTTTTGGTTTAGATATTTTTGTTTATAATAAAACTCAGGATGGCTGTTTATAATTCTACACAAAGCAGAACCAGCCATCCCTCCTTTAAAAAATATAATCACAAAATTATCTGGATATTTTTCTATTAACTTATTTAGGTGCTCAATAGTTAATTTCAAATTGTCTCTTTTTCAACGTGAGGCTCACTGCCGTCAATCATATGTCCCACATCGTTTCTGCGTTTGTCTAGCCAACTATGCTCTACATAGTGTACATATTTTGCATTTGGATCTTTGTTAAGTATGTAGTGTAAACGTTCATTAGTGTAATCTACAGGTATATCAAGCACACTGTCAAGACTTTTTACATATTGATGTCTAAACATATAAAGTAATTCTACACTTAAAAAGGTGTGTCGATACTCCATGAGATCTTCAATCTTATTTAAGTAGTTATGCAAACTCTCCACACCACGCTTGCGCAATTGATTTTGTGCAGTAATGTTTTGATCCCTGCCAATAATACCAACTTGCAAGTTGCCTTTTTCGTTGAGCCTATGTAATACTTCTTTGTACTTAGGATACTTTGTGTATCTTATATCGTCGTGGTCTTTTTCAACATAAGGCCCACTTACACTAAGCACATAGTTTTCATGTTCAGCCCAATCATAGTTGTCAATATTTTTTGGGTTGTTCCAGATATCTTTAAATGGGGCACTGTCATGGTTAATCCAGTATTCACGCAATAGTTGATTCCACCCATGCACATTACTGTGCATGGAAAGAACTTTACTAAACACATGATTACCTGTACCCTGTGGGCCGCTAATAACTAAGATGTTTGCCATTACTTTACTAGCTCTGGTTTGAATACTGATTTTAGACCAAATGCTTGTTTATTGAATTCTACTAGTGTTTGTAGTGCGTCTGCAGTAACAAACTTCATTAGTGTATCAACTTGTGCATTGCCTGCATCACCTAGCATCCACTCGTATTTACCAACTTTCTTTTGAATCTTCTTAACACTTTCAGGATTCTTTGAAACTTGCTCTAGTGCTGCTACTAGTTTTGCACGGTTAGGATTGCCTTTGTTAACCCAAAGTGCTTTCTGTAAACCATCACGGAAGCTTTTTACAAGTTTGTACGCGTCTGCTAAATCGCCTTTTGGCATTGCACCATGCATTTCAATAAACTGTGCTTCCATCTGAATACCAGGATAGTTTGGATCATCTGCGTGTGAACCGTCGGGTTGTAGAATACCGTGATGAAACCATAAACGTGCTTCGCCTTTGTCAATTACTGGCTGTACATGCTTTTTAAAACTTGCAGGATTTTCACGAGTACCATTAAGTTCGCCACGCTTAAATGCAAGACGTCTTTCATTACCCTTCATGCCTTTTATCCAGTTTACCTTTTCTTTAAAGCAACCAACATATGCTTCAGTGTTTGGTAAATTACCACACTTTAGTAATGTCATTGCAATACCTTCAGGAACTTTACCGCCCCCGCCGCTGAAACTAGTTCTATCAGTATTTGGGTTGTGGTCCCCATAAACTGCTGTAATAATATTAAGGTTCATTAATCCAACTGAATCATAGTCTTTATAGTTGTAATCCACTGCTTCTTGTAAGAATGCAACACCATTACCACCGTTAGATACCATAATAGTTTTGTCATCAAAACGTAGCTTATTGTGGAACTTATTAAATCCAGGAATATCTCTTGCACCACGGATGTGTTTAAGGACAATCTTTTCACCGTCTAGATATTTTTCCATTTCAGTAGCAACAATTTGTGCCCATTGACTTGTGCCACCGCCTGGCTTTTGTGGCACGATCATTGTATAATCAGCAACTGCTGGTGTTGTAAATCCTAGCATTAGTGCTAAAGGTAATAAAAGTTTACGCATAGTCTATTCTTCCTTTTCTTATTATGCTATATATGAATATCCCGATAATACAAAATATTAGTGACATAAATATCGGTCTTGTTATTAGTGTTTCCACAGTGTAAAGTCCTGTGAGTTGAAGAGTTAGTCCTTCAACTTTTTCTGCCAGTATATAACCAATTAACATAGCGGGTCTACTAAACTTGTAATGTCGCATAGTAAATCCTATACAAGAAAATACTGCTAACATTGCAAGGTCTTCCCATCCTCCTGTGTATTGCATTGAGGTAAAAATAATCAAAGCTAATAGCACAGGAAAATAATATTTATAAGGCACTGCTGCGAGTTTACTAATGGGTTTAATTAAAAACATACAAATAAATGCAACAACTACTGTTGCACCTAAAAAACCAAATGTCATACTTTTAAATAACTCTGTATCCTCTGCGATATCTGGTGTGCCTAGTTCTATGTTTAGATACATAAATAAGCTCATTAGTATTGCAGCAAATTTTGCCCCTGGTATCCCAAATATGACTGTTGTAATCATTGATGTTGCCTTTTGTGCGTTATTAGCACCCTCAGGTCCTATGACACCTTTGATGTTACCGTTACCAAACTTCTCATTAGGATTACTGGCAACTGCTTGACCATATGCCATCCAGTCTGCCATTTGCCCGCCTAGTCCAGGTAGCAGACCAATAAACGCTCCAATGAATCCGCCTCGCAGAGCAAGCCATTTATTATTCCAACTTGCTTTCATGCCTGCCCATAATTCACCCTCACGGATCTCACCGTCTGCAGTGCTATGTTTTAAGAACAACCCTCTTGTGAGTTCTGGTATAGCAAATAGTCCTGCAGCAACTGCCATAATTTGTATCCCATCTTCTAAGTAGAACCAATATTGTGCTCCGAATCTTGCCTCATTGTTATCAGGATTGACACCTACTAACCCTACAAAGATTCCAAATGCAATAGCAAGTACCGTGCGAAACCAAAACTGATTAGTTAAAAACCCTACTGTTGCAAATGCCAATGCAACAAATGCCCATAGCTCAGGAACACCTAATATATAAATTAAGTTAGTGTACCAAGGTAATAGTAGAAAAACTAAACAACCCCATAAAAGTCCATTAACTGTACTAGTTGTTACAGCGGCACTGATAGCATACCCTGCTCTACCACGTTGTGCAAGAGGAAAGCCATCTACCATAGTAGCAGCAGCACTGTTAGCACCTGGTATGCCTAACAGTATAGCAGTAAAACTATCGCCTGTTGTACTAGCAGCAACTACTGCCATTAGGAATATTACCCCCATATATGGCTCGTGTGCAAAATAACTTATAAAACCAAAAAGTGCAACTAAACCCGTAGTAGCACCTGCACTAGGTATAATACCTATTAAGAGTCCATAAAACACTCCACCGAGTAAATATGCAACCATTTCAATCACGGTTTATAAGTTCCTATAAAAATATCACTGTGAGTGTGGTGTTGTAGCCATTGTACACTATGTTTTTGCGCAAAGTCCAGGATTAATTGATTTTGTTCTTTTATGGATTTTAGCATTTCATCATCTGTTCTATACCAATCATAGTTTGGATAATTAATTTCAAAACCACCTGCCTCTTTCCACCATAAAAAACTAGCCCAATCGGGTCTATACACTAGTTGTATCCAAGAAATAGGATAAGCGTCTTGTATCGCTTCAAAGTAGTAGGGCCACTCGTGGCTCATATGTAATTTACAACCAAAAGCACTATCTGAGTTAGAATAGGGTGCATCTAAATTAGCACGGTCTAAATTACAGTCAAACTCCATACCTGTGCCATAGTATGCTTCTGTGTGTCCTATTTTGTCATGGTGTTTATATGCGCGGTGAGCAGCACGATCTGTACAGTTATATTGATCTTCAGATTTTATTTCTCTAGCAATACCGCTCCAACGAGACCCAGGTACTCCTGTAAAAAATATTCTTTCAGGTAACGTAGTCAAACTTAATTCTTCCGTTATCACCTTCTCTAATGTTTTCAATTGAACAGTCGTTTATTTCTGCATAGTGTTCGATAAGAGGCATAGTCCATCTATCAAACCAATCAAGAACCACACCATTACCAAAAGGTTTATTTGGATTAACTTTCATACAAATTGTTCCACCTTTTGCAAGAAGAGAAAATACTTTTTTCATTCGATCATCAATCCATTTAATGTCGTAAAAATTTATAGAACCAAAACAGATAATAAGATCAAACTTTACAGGATACTCAAAATCAAGTATATCTATCATTTCATCTGCGTTTGAATTATAAGGATCAAGCCCTATGAAAAATCCTACTGGGAGATGTTTCTTAAATAAATTATCTCCACAACCAACATCAAGAATTCCATGAGATTTTTTAACTAGTTTAACAACATGAGGGTCTTCATCATTACTGACATAATCGTTTGCAAAGTATTCTTTTAAATCTCTATAAGTCATTATCATGAACATACAACTGTAGTAATGCGTAATGAAGTACTTTCATTAAATCTTTACGAGCATCTTCTTGTGTACCCTTTTTACCATATCTTTGTGCATATTTTAAAACATTACCAATACAAAAACCAGTGCCGTGTCCACCATCCATAATAAATTCTGTGGCTTGAAATTTATCACGAGAATAATGTTGCTTATAAGTAGCGTCAATATAAGTTTTAAATTCTTTAATTAAAGCGTCTTCATTATACTTATAATTTGGCACTATACTTCCATCAACATTTAATTTAATTTTTGCAGTTGTTATTTTGTTACGTTTTTTACTACCGAAGTCACGTTCGTACACGGTTTTACCTCCATCAGGGGATTCAAATACTTTTTTACGTTGTGGAAATTTGGCAGGTATTTCTTCTTCACGCATTCGGCGTTTCATATATTCTTCATGTCTTTCGTGCGTCATTTGTCACCTATTTTGAATGAGGAGGCATTCTAGTTTCTACAAACCAGACGTGTTGTCTTAAACCAGGGTGGTATCTACGAATACGTAATTTTTTACCATTCCTAATTTGGTTTAACGTTTTTGCATGAATAAAGTGATATGATGCACTATTACGGCTTTCACCTTCTGGCACCATATGCACTTTATTAAGCTTATTTTTCTTTTTTGAGGCCATTACTTAACCTTTTGTTTGATTGCGTTTACTAACTTAAAAAGATTTTCTTTTTTATTAAGGTTAACTCCATCAACTTCAATATCAAGAATTTCTTCAAGTTCTCTTAACATAACTTTAACTGTTTGAGATTTATCTTCGTCTTCAATAACAGGTTTTTCGTAAATTTTAAGTTGAACTAGTTTACTTATAACACTTCTATAACCTTTTGAGAAGTGATTTGCTAATTCATGAACGTCCTTTAGACCTTCTTCATTATACAATTTAATCAATTCGATTTCTTGTTCATCATTCCAAGCTTTTACACTCATTTTTGCTCCAATTCTAGCTCAAGTTGTGTATTCCATATGTATCTTTGAGCTACCGCATCACTTGCGTCTTGTAATAAGGGGACAAGAGAACTTACTTCATCTGCAGGAATTGAGAATCCCGATTTTGTTGGATACCATTGACCTGTATCTCCATCCATTGAGTATTCTCTAATATGTAGATAAAGTTTATCTCTAAATTCGTTAATTGTTACTTTTACAGCATTTCCATTAGGTTTATGAAAAGCAGTTCCAAAGTCAATATTCATATTATTACCGTTTGTTCAGTATTGATAAAATCTTTTAACCAAGGAGAAACTGGGTATGCTTTAAAAATCTGTACTAGCGAGTATCTAGTTTCAGTTTTTGATTGATTCATCATCCCATGTCCCACTAAATCTGGGTCAAAAAGCACTGTTTCACCTTTTTTAAGATTAAACTGTTCCATAGAGCCTTCATAATCAAATTGATATATAAAGTCATTACTTTCGGTAAGTGCTGTAACTGCTCTAAGCCTATAGTCTTCGTTAGTCTTCGCATTGATGTTATTATCATCAGTATGAATAGGGATACTTTGACCTGGTTCTTGCTTGTGTATTCTAATTCTAGTTGTTTCAATTTCAAAGTAGTCTATCAAAGAGCTACATAATTTATAGTATTTTGTAAATTTGAAATCACTAGGATATTCAACTGGTTTAGTTCTATAAAAACTATGAATACCTCCATCGTTACTTTTGATTGATACTGCGTCTACATTACCTGCTAAATCTAGATCATCATGACCTTTAAAATCCAATTGTTCTAGCCAAGAGTTATCAATTGTAATTTTAGTTTTGGCTAGTATAAGCACTTAAATAATCCTTTAATTTATCACCCTCTATTGGTCGATCTAAATAATCTTTACCTAGTATCCATATATCAGGATTTTTATCGTTTATCTGTTTTAACCAAGTTTCATAGCAAGTTTTAACACCTGACACTCCTCTTAAGTATTGAGCACCTACAGTGTGAAAAGCGTTGCTCCACCATATAACTGAATTTTCATCAGGCGTAATAGTAGAGGTAATTTTTTCAGGATTACAACAAATATCACAATGAATATACTTATGATTTAATCTCCTATATCTATCCCAGTGTTCTTTGATTGCTTTCTCAGAACCCCACCACTCTAACTCTCTTTCCCAAAGTTGTTTTCTAGATAATGTTTCAGTCCCATTACCACCTGTTTCATTTATTCTGAATTTCTTTTGAGCATAAGTAAGAAATCTGGGATAGTCTTCTCCGTCCCATTCTTTAACTAACATTTTTTTAAATGCTAAAGCAGACTTGCTGTAATCATAAAAAATAACTTCACAGTTGTCAGTAAAACCATAATGGTTAAGAACCATATTAGGTTTAAAACTTGCAGCAACAGCGTATAGTTTTTCTATTGGTTTTTTAATATTTACATACTTTAAATCTGAATAGTTTTCAGTGTTCCAAAAAAATACACAATCTTGTGCAAAATCAACAATGTTAGTAATCCAAGATAGTTGATGTTCTAACTCAGCAGCGCTTGTTGTTGGATATATGTATTGTTTGTGTTCTCTGATTTTGGGATGAAAATTATACACAGTTAAATCGTTTGCTAAACTAATATTAATAAAATTCCAGCCATCCACTAAAGGTGTACACACGGTAAGTTCTTCTGTTGGTTTTAAAGATAAAGGAGTGTAATCGTCATGTATATCTTTCATATGTCTTTCAGCCTTAATTACAAATTCTTCTCCAGAACTCTTAGTGCCAAAAACAGGTTTATCGAATTTATTATAGTATTTAAGATTTACTAACATACACTGTTTATGTAATCCATAATATCCCTCTTTACCACTTGGATTATTTACGTTCTTTTTATTTTTGTCCATTATATGTCCAGTAATAAAAAAATCTTGTTTATCTATCCATTTTTCAATAAAAGTAAAAAAAGCTGCTTCTTTTATAATGTGACCAACACTTTGGACTATACAATAGTCTACATCGTGATTTAAAGCTTCGTCTAAAACATCATTGATATTTTCTTTGACAATGATTGGTCCAAAATATTTAAATCTAGTAAAGAATTCAGTTATTTCTTTATTCTTTTGTGCTTGGCTTAAATTATGGGACATTCGAGTGTCGTCATATATTCCCACTACATAATTTTTGTTTTTACCCATTACTCTTTTCATAACTTCTCACAACTAATTCTTCATACTCTTTTGTTTTGACCCCATGAACAATGATGTGATATCTATCTTCATTACTTTTATTAATATAAGCGTGAGTGTTTCCAACATCCAGTAACATAGCAGTACCTGGTTTAAAAGGAACGTAACCATCATGTCCCTCCATTTTCATTAGACAACCTTTTGGATGATTCAAAGCCATGTTAATTGGTGATAATTTAGCAGTAAAGGTATCTACGTGAGGGGTAATAAAACCTTGAGGCTCTAAAAGCATAAACCTCAGTCTATGATAAGATTTGTAAGGGAATGTCTCTTTAAAAAACTTTGTAGTAATAGGACACATATCAGCTATTTCTGTCCAAACATATGGGGTTTCTTTATTAGATGTATATCCATACTCTGCAAAGTGATTAGTTTTTTCAGGACTAATACCATGAATACATAAACTTCTCCAACCTTTATGTCTATACCCTCCACTGCTATCTTGGTGTCGATGTTTAACAAAAAGATGCTTTAATGCTTTAGCTTCTTGATACATTTCTTCATAAGGATATTCAATATCCAACTGTAACCAAGGTAATTTACTTTCATTAACAATACTATTAAACGTTTTCATATAAATCTAATAACTCCTCATCAAAAGCAAAACTAGTTCCACAACCACAAGAGGCTTTAGCTCCTGGATTAACTACTTTTAACATTTTATTCATCCCTGAATCTTCTAAGTCAATGCTTGATCCGTACAAGAATTTGAGACTCTCTGGATCGATTATAGCCATAGGGTCTGTGCAAAAAGTAATATCATCATCCTCACGGGAATCTACTGCTTCAAAAAGATAATTAAAACCTGAGCATCCTCCACCTGCTACTGCAAATCTAAAAAATTGACCAGCTTCTAAATTCTGTATTATGAAGATCTTTGCTTTAGCGGTTAAGGTTGGTAGTTTTCCATCATACTGTGAATCAATAATAGGCGCATTACCATGAAAATCTGCTAGAACTTTTTCTTCTAAACTTGGTTTATGTCTTTCGATTACGCTTTGAGCGAGCCTGGCTACTTCTTCTTTGTCTAAACTAGCTTCTAATTCTTCAAACCACTTATCTAAATCGTCTGGGCTTACTTGTGCTTCCGACATTAGTGAGTACCTCCACGTATTGTTTTGCTACATTCTCCCAAGTATTCGGCATATCTAGTTCATTAACTCTATCAAAATGAATTTTCTTATCATGAGAATGGTACATCCATTGTAATGCTTTTTCTAAGTTTTGTCCACTAGGTTCGTTAACTATTGTGTGAGAGCTCATCATAGTAAACGAGTCACCTGGTTTTTGAGCAAAAACTTCTGCTGCAGATATATCAACTACTGTTTGGTTTGTTTGAATTCTAACACCAATATCTTCTGGAATAAATTCTTGATGAGGTCCAATATCAGGTAATATAGGTACACAACCGCATGCTACTGCTTCTTGAATATGCATTCCAAATCCCTCTGCTCTATAAGGGTGTATCATTACTTTTGATACTTTATAAATATCTGCCATAGTTTCATCAGAAACATTGTCGTCAATATAGATTACAGGAGCACATTCAGTTTTGTATTGCATCTTAATCAATTCATTGAGAACACCGTTTTTACCGTAAATTGTAGGATTATCTTTTATAATTAAACGAGCGTTATCATAAGACTTAAAACACTTATGCCAAGCATTAATAAGTAAGTCTAGACCTTTTCTCCATTGAGAGTTACCAACATAAACATAATTAAATTTATCAGGATCAATACCATAGGGTGGGTTCTTTATTTTCTCTTTATTAAATAACTTTTTATCATAACCATTAGGTATCACCGTAATAGAGTGGGGATTTAAACCTCCTCTTACAGCGATGTCTTTAATATAATTAGATGGTACGATAACATGATCTGCGAATGTTTCCCATTTGTGTTGCCATTCAAAAGGTAGTTTAGGATATTCCCATGGTTGAATGTAAACTACTTTAGTTTGCTCGTGTGGCGGCCATTGCCAAATAGGGGGGTATGCGTGTCTAATTTGTATATCTGCATAGCTATTACCATCTATTTCTTTCGTACTAATATCTTTTAGTTTTTTAACTATTTCTTTATCTAATCCGGCATTTGGATCATAATCGTCTAAAGGAGTTAGAAATAAATTTATATTTTCATCCTCATTTAGGATGAGCGCAATATTCCTATTAATAATAGTTAAAGAATGATTATCATAAAATTTTCCAATAAACTCAATATTCATCAGTAAGCTCTCCCTAAATGCTGAGTAATATAATCTTCTACATGCTCTGATGGCACAGCGAACAGAGTTGGCCACTGTTGTTCACCTAGTCCTGATGTTTTAAAGTTTTCTAGTTCATGGTAATTTTCCCAATTAACTTGAGTCCAAATTTGATAGAAAGGATCTTGTTCTACTAAATCTGAATGTCCGATGTTGTTAATTTTTTCGTGTAACTCTTTATCAGGACGACATAAACTCCAATGAAGCGCGACTAACGGGCTTAGTAGCCTATTGCCTCCAGCACCTGATGTGTCTGTCCATCGAGCATAAGTAAAAGTACTATCTTTAGATGTAACAAATCCTTGATTTTCTCCAAAGAAAGGAGAATCGTCTGTATTAGCAATCACGAGCGTGTGTGAGTTACCCTCAGTATCTTCCACAACTTTATACGGAGTAGCCCAAGTCATACAAAGATCTGCTTTATTGTAGTATCTCTCTACAAGAGGACAAAAATTAAGAAAGAAATCTTTAGCATTGACAAGCACTTCGTCAGCATCAAAAGAAAAAATCCAATCGTGAGAACACTGTTCTTTTAAAAAGTTACGCTCATAATTATCATTTTCTATAGCAATCGATGACTGATGAAAGTCTTCTTCGATGATTGAGATTTTACCTTCCCCATCAATCTGAGAAAGCTCACTCCAAAGCAAGTCTTCATCGAATGAAAAATTATTACCACTCCAAGTTATACGATCTTTATCAAGCCCAAGTACAATCTCATCCACATAGTTGTAATACCGTTTAATAGATTGTGCTAAAAAACGATTAGCATCATAACTAATAAGACTAATTACACTTTTATTTTTAGCCATTTTTTACCTTTGCGTTGCTTGTAGGTTTAGTTGCTGCTTTTACAGGAGCCTTTACAGGCGCTTTAGCAGGCGCACTGATAATTTTCTTAGAGAATCCCATAATTTTAACACCGCTGTAATATTTTGTAGCGTCTGCATTAGATCCTGATACTCTAATTTCTGAGAATTGACAAGTTATTTTATCCTCATGCTTTTTAATAGCTTCGTTAAGCTGTTCCGCGTGATCATTATTAGATTGTTGACTAAAAACTACGACACTACTTTGCGTTAAAGCAGGTAAAACGTGTTCAAAGAAAACATCATATGACTCACCATTCACAGGACTAACATCAAAAAAGCAAACACTAAAAGTGTTTTTAGGTAAATCAGCTGTTTTAAAATCTGATTGTATGATAGAAATGTCATCTCCGTTTACAACATCTGGCTGCAATCGATAAGTATTAATATTAGCTTCTAGTTGAGATTTCATATTATCCCAAATAAATCCTTCTGGAGCCCACTTATCAGCTTCTCTATCATCATACATAAAGTTATCTACTCCTACAACTTTTACATCATTGCCCCGTGCAGCTGCAATTAGAGTAGACCCTTTATACGCTCCTATTTCTAGATAGTTACATTTTTCAGCGGCACAAAGATTATTGATTAAACACCTTAACCTAGTTGAGCTAAGTCCGTGAAGCTCTCGTTCTCGTTCTGAGAGTTTAGATCTCTCATTATCTGCCATTTCTAGTGAGGCTTTTACCCACTCGTGGTTTAACTTACCCATTAAAGATTCTCCTTAAAATATGTGTATCAATTAGATAAAACGGAATACAAACAACAAACAGCAGCAACCACAATACCACTAAAGGTATTAACCATAAAAGGGTAGCTATAAGACCTAGCCAAACGATTAGAGTGGTAAAGAATCCAGCTTTTTGTTGTGTGCGTTGCAACGTTGATCTAAGATCTTCTTTTGATATAAACACTTTATCCACTTTTTATCTCCTTGTCCAGCGTTTTGTAAAATTTAGAGTTTGCCCATTTCGTCTGGAGACGAGCGAGGTTTCTCGTTTCCATGTCTGCTTTACTTTTATCTTTTATTCGTTTGTTATCTCTTGATTCGTGGTGATAGAGTCGTACAGGTATCTGATAGATGCTGTAACCATTTTGTCTTCCAGACAAGCAGTAATCGACGTCTCTGTTGTACGTCCATTCAAAGGAGGGGTCAAAATTGCCCACGGAATCGATAAATTCCCGTCTAATGTAACAACCTCCAAATGTTGTCCAGGCGACGGAGCGCGTGGTATTGTACTGTCCTGAATCAGTTTCCAACTCTGACTTAAACGTTGACCTGTTTTCCAATACAAGTCCACTTCCGAAGTGATCTGGTCTATCGTCTGTGAATTTTCCTCCTGCACACTGTATGAAATGTTCGCCACTCTCGTTTCTTGCTGGGTACAATAACAAACAACCAAACATTCCTGCCTCTGGGTATTGCTCGACATATTCAAGCACCTCCTCAAACCAACCATCATGGTGGGGTCCCATGTCGGCATGTAGAATAAATATGTCATCTTTAGGATATTGATTCCATATTTTTTGAAACATCAAATCTGAACCAATTCCGGCAACATCTTTTTCATAATGAATGTCGTATTCCCAAAATTGCTGTTGATGTTGTATAATTTCCTTATCAAACACATACGGTGTAATAATTTTTACTGTCATCTAAATTTCTGTTTCTTTAGTCGTTATAAATTTTTCATAATAGTCAAATATCCTATTAAACTCCTTGTCATACTGCCCATCTAATACATCTTGAATATGATCTAATGAATTAATGGGGTAGACTCCAGCGTTCAAATAAATGCCCTCATTTTTATGAGTATTACCTGGTAAAGCAATAAATTTGCACCTCGCTTTAAGTGCCGCATACGCTTCGTGATGTCTTCCTGTGACTAACAATTGTGCGTGTCTCAACCTATTAACTATACTATTCCAATCTTCTTTAAAAATATCAATCTTTGGACAATCTAAATTGAATGATTCAACTTTACTGTCAAAACGATTACCTTGATAAATCTTTACAGGAGCAAAATCTTGAAAAGGAACATTTGGTCTAATACTTCTATCTGGAGTTACTTTACTATCAATTCCATGCCTACTTTTAAGTTCTTGTTGTGAAATAATATCCCTCACTTGAATAAGACTACACTTAGCTAGAACGTCGTCGTAATCACTTGTCATATCTTGCCAAACAGTATTGAGCAACTGAATATCACACCCAACTTTATGAGCATCCTTTAGCGCTTGTAAAAACTTTATTGCATTACTCTTATTATGATGCATAGTACCCTCACCATTTAGAATCACAGTAGAGTACTCTAAAAAATTTACGTCAACAGGTCTATTAGTAAAAATACTATTTTCAAAAGTAAATGTTTCTATTACTTTTGCACAACCATGATGATAATGAGTAGTATCGTTTAAAAGTAGTGTTTTACCTGTCAAATAAAGTTATACCTTTTTGTTTTATCTAATATTTGTCCTAGTTTCACTAATTTTTCTCTATCATTTTGTTGAACTTTTTCAAATCCATATAAATTAAACTCTTCAAACCCCAGTACACAGCCTAATGCTACAGCGTTTAGAGCAGAACATAAACTACTTGTGTTAAACCATTTCCTTGAGTCAAACTCATAACACCTTTTATATTCATTAAAAAATTTATATGTTTGAGGAGTCACAAATATGAGTTGAGTTAAATCACTAGAAGCAACAAGTTTTTTAATTATGGGTTCGTCTACAGCAAAAATTATGTTAGCCCATTTACAATGAAGATTAGTACCGATAGTGAAGTTATCCGGAGTAACAAGAGCTTTTGAATCTCCTCCCCCAACTATATTAGCTATCATCAAGTTTTTCTTCTATTTGTTTAATTCTTTTTTCTATCCACTGTTTAACTACGATAATCTCTTTAGTCGGGTGTACATACATTGCTTTTAAAGCTTCTAATTCTTTTCTTAACGTTACCAATATCGCCCAATCAGTACTACTAAGCATCAGATTAACTTATCTGTCCAAGTTTTGGGGGTATTATCCATCGTAAATTCTAATGGAAGGTGATATTCAAACTCTTGTGGTTCTCTACCTTTAATCCACGCAACCATTTCTTCTAAGGTTTTATCTACACTAATACTTGCATTATAATTAAACTCTCGTCTAATTTTATCTGAAGAACAATAGGCGTTTTTAACCTCTCTAGGCCTATCAGGAAAATGATTAAAAGAGGGATAAACTGAACAATGATGACCTACTTTATAAGCTAGCTGCTTAATTGATATTTCGTTATCATCTGGGCCTATATTATATGCTTGTCCTATAATATCTTCTCTGTCTGAGTTCATAATTTTATATACAGCCTCAATACAATCACGGACGTTTGAAAATGATCGCTTTTGTTCACCATCACCATAAATAACAATTGGTTTATTTTGAATACAGCGATTAATCATAATACCAACTACATTTCTAAAAGGATCATAGTATCTTTGCCCCATACCAATAACGTTATGAGGCACTACTGTAACAAAGTTTAGTCCATGTATCTCATTTAACATCTCTAAATGTTCTTCAGCTTGTGCCTTAGCTAGTCCGTAAGGATCAACAGGTTTACGGGTCATATCCTCTGTAAAAGGAGGTTGTTGATCACCATACCTAGCCATAGAAGAGCAGTTTATAAGTAGCCTTACTTTATTAGCTAAACATGCAGAAGCTACAGAGACTGTGCCGGAGACAATAGAGTTTACAGTACAAGCCGGAGAAAACACACTTAGACCTTCATAAGGTAAAGCAGCAGTATGAAATACTGTATCAACTCCTTCGCACAACTCTGTTAACAAAGCAGTGTCTTGTATGTCTCCGCGAATATATGTAGCCTTTTCTGGTACATTACCTTCTACTCCGCCGATCATATTATCTATACCAACAACTTCATAACCACCTTTAGTTATTAAATATCTTGCATAAGTACTTCCTAGCAATCCAGAAATACCTGTAATTAATACTTTTGTAGTTTTCACCACACAAACTCCCTTTTATAGTTTTCGACTAATTTAACAATTTCCTCATCAAATACTTTTTGAGGTCGCCACTGTAATGACCTTAATGGTTCACATGATATCGCATACCTTATATCTTGCCCTGGTCTATTGAATGATAGATCAATAAATTCTTCAATATTAGGTACATTTCTATTTATTCTGCCTACAAAATAAGAATTAATTATCTTAGTAACAGTATCTAAATTTGTTTGTTCATACTCTGATGATATATTATATATACGGTTTCGTTCAGCTTTTTCATACAAAGTAATTATAGCTTCTGTTGTATCTTCAGAGTGGGTCCAAGTTCTGACGGGTTTTCCAGCATTGTGTAACTTTATTTTTTTACCTCTAGAAAGTCTTTTAACTGCTAAAGGAATCAACTTTTCTGGATATTGAAAATAACCATAATTGTTAGAAGGACGAGCAATAATATATTCTATATCATAAGTGCGAGCATAAGCTTGAATTAATAAATCTGCAGCAGCTTTAGTAGCTGAGTAAGGGTTTGAAGGTTTTAACTCTGAAGTTTCATCAAAAACACCGTCTTTTAAATCTCCGTATACTTCGTCTGTTGAAATTTGAAAAAACAAAGGTTTATCTGCCCGTAAAATAATTCTATTATTGATTATATCTAATAAGTTTCTAACACCATCAATATTAGATTTAATAAATTTATTACAAGATTGATTACCAATATCAACATCAGACTCTGCCGCAAAATTAAAGATTACATCACATTCAGGCAACCACTTTACGTGCCTAATATCGTTATTTTCAAAATTAAAATTTTCTGGTGCCTGTTTTATTAGCTTTTTGTTTGATACGTGAGTAAATTTATCTATACCATATACTTTCCAACCTTTATTTAAAAGTTGCATAGTAAAGGTTGTTCCCATAAATCCTGAAAATCCACTTACAACAGCTGTTTTAATCACTTATACCCTCTGTTACTGGAAAACAAATAATTCTATCATAGATTTGTTTAGAGACTGGTAATCCTCTAAGTGGGTGATAGTACTTTTTGCACCCTTCGTCGTCTGGAAAATCTATAATATTTTTGGGTTTGTTGAATATGTAAGGTACACAAAAGGGCAAAAACTTATCCTCATCAGAAAAGTTTGCGTGGAGAACTCCTTCATATTGTTTATTGAGATCAAATAGTTTATTATAGTAATTATCTAGTAATTTTTCTTGTAATTCATCTATATCAAAAGAATCCCAGTATTGTAAAATCGCTGCAGCAGCTATTTCACTTATTTTATAATTACTACCTCTTTCATTGAATTGTCCATTTATCAAACCAAAATTACAAGCTACTCTTACATTCTCTTCCATATGCCTATCAACTATAGCTAAACCACCTTCACCGAAGCCAATATGTTTTGTGTGGTGTAACGAAACGTAAGAAGCATGACCAAGATTACAAGTATTAATACCGTTTAAGAATGTATAAGGAGTTGCTGCGTTATCAAAAATAATAATTTTTTTATGTTCTTGAGCGTATAGTAAAACTTTATCTATATCTTGAATATGTCCAAAACAGTTAGTTACTATATAAATCTGTCCATAATCGTGAGCATATTCGTCATACAAATCCATATTACAATCAGCATCTATATCTGTTATAATTGGTCCTGTGGCGGGTCCTTGAGAGTTTGAAGGGAAGGTAAAATCTTGAGTGCATACACGCATATTAGAATTATTTCTACGCATCATTGCATACAATATAGCGTGTAGAGCCGTGGTGCCTGATGACGTGGCAATAATAGCTTTATCATCTGATATCTTTAACATTTCGCGAGCACGAGCTTCTAATATGCGAGTTGCTGAACCACCATTCGCAAATTGATTAGACTCTTGTGCGGGATTTATATAAATTTCAAAAGTACGAATATCTAACTTTTTAGGTAATATGAATGAAGTCATGTTTTATATAAAGCTACTTTAGCAGTTGATGGGTTAATCCCTTCAAGGTCATACACCTTGATCAATGATATTTTGTTTTTGAAATCGTTTTCACAGGTCGGTCTAACACTATTGCTATGTCCACCATCAGATGTTAACTCATGCCAATCATCAAATACTAAATATGGTATACCTAAGTCAAGACAAAGTTGTATATCATTTCTAACACCCTCTGTGTTGTGGTCTCCATCTATAAAGGCTATGTCAAACATCCTATCTTTTAGCTGAGGCTTGACTTCTCTACTATCACACAGTATAAAATCAAATCGATCTCCATGCAAGTTTTTTACCGCTTCAGCAGCTTTAACGGTATCCTCATGAATTCCTATGTCTACTGATGTTAGTTTTAGTTTGTTCTCTGGATCAAACTCTAACCACATTGAGGCTGAATAACCAATGTTGAAGCCAATCTCAAGCATAGTCTCTGGCTTAGTTTTTGCATAGATATCTTGAACAACAGGTCTAAATATGTTTCTATCATGCCAATAACCCTCTACTGAGGTAAAGTTAGCTAGGTGTGGGTATTGAGTCATAAATTACCTTCCAATCTATTAAAGGAGTAATACATCCTTCTTGAAGATGTGTAGCATGGCCTGGAATAGCACATAAAGCTCCTGTTTGTTTAAAAGCTTTCCAAGTCCAAGAGTCATCTGCAAATGCACCTGCTCTTAGTAATTCAAAGGTATATTTCAACCAAGTGCTTCCTTTAGCTGCAATAGTTAGTGTAGCACTTGGTATTGATCTTAAATGACCATAATTCCATACATGTAATTCGCAGCGTCTCGAAGAGTCTACTGAGTATCTATCAGGATAGTCGTAAGGTGCGTAAAAACCATCATACCCTGATTTAAATAATGTTTTCATAGCTGTCATCGCATAAGGAAGGTGTAAATAATCATCTTCACAGACATATATTAGCTCATCTGGGTTATCATTAGAGATTTGCACTAGGTATTCCATAAGATCAGTACAAGAATTAGCAGTTACAGGATGATAATTTGGATATGGATGAGTTTTTCTTGCCTCATCAAGAGAGGTAATGGATTTTACTTTGAATTGAGCTTTTGTATTATCTCGCATCCACTCAATAGTTTCAGGAGTAGTTCTATCATCTACTATAACAATTTTATCTTTTTCATCTAAACCTTCTTGGATAGATAAATAACATTTTCTCAAAATTTCTAACTTACCATGCCCATTCCAGCGAGGTTTGTCTTCAAACCCTTCACTTAATGATCCTGGAGATAAGTTTGCTTCACAGCTTCTAAAAAGAACTATCATTATTTTGTGGTTTATCAACAATTACACCTGACATAAATATCTGTCTGTCTGTCATATCATCAAAAAGATGCTCTCCAGAACTCAGTGTGTTGTCGTCTCCTATAGTAATTCGTTGTGTAACGGTTGTACCGCTACCTAGCCAGTTATCATCACCCAGATTACAATAGCCTAAAACTGCTGCATAAGTGGTAAAGATATTATGACTTCCCATTTTAACACCGTGGTGTACTGATGCGTAACAATTAAGTAAATTAAAATTACCTATATCTGCATTTGCGTTTGTCATAGCAAAGCAATTTAGCACATTACCAATGCCTAATCTGCTTGTTTGTGAGAGGTGTGCTTCATTAGCTACTATGTTTGGAAAATGATTAATATCTTGTTCATATATTTTAAATAAATGTTCTAAAAATTTCTTTCTCCAAACTGGTTGTCCTGTTCCTAATACGAATGATGATTTATCGTGATATTTAAATTCATCAACACCTTCTTCATTGATTAGCACTAACTTATTATTTTTTAGAATTAGAAAACCTCCAAAGTCTTTAATAACTTCACCTAAAACGAATTGTTCAAAACACTCTTGAGCATACCCACCGTTTCCTAATAAATATGTTTTATACATTAGGAATCTTGTCTGCTATTTGAATTACGTATCGATCAGCTCCAGTTTCATTTTTTACTGAGTGAGGCAAATTAGTCCTTGTGAGTGTCGGACCTGTGTATTTATGAGTATAAAAGGGCTTCCATTTCCAATGTAGGTGATAATGTATTTCACCTTTGTTAGGACCGATTGGAATAAGTTTTGCTATGTCACGTTTATAATCAACGTGAGAAAATATACCACCACCAGGAATCATTTTAGTAACCCAACATTTTGTTAAATCTGGGTCAAACTTTATAAGGTTTGGTTCAAGTTTAATTAATTCTTCCCATAACTTATTAAGCTTAATTACGGAGATTCCAACATTAGTGCTCTCTGTTACGTCAAAGTTAAGTTGAGAGGTATTTCCTTTACGTGTAATTGTCCATCCTTCCCACTTTTCATCAGGAATACTTTTTAGGAAAGAATGTACTTTGTCTTCATGGGGTAATTTTATATCAATTTTCTTTGTCAATAGTAACATATTATTTTCTCTTGTGTTTTACTACTAATTTTGGACAATCATCTGCATGATTAATAAAATTATTATCACTTACCTCTTCTCTAATTAAACAACCGCCAGCAATCGTATTGTTATTACCCACTTTGATTGCTTCATAAAAGTTTGTGCCTACACCAATCCAGTTATCGTCTCCGAACGTACACCAACCACACACTTGCACGTTAGGACCGAAAAAGTTGAAATCACCCATGTCTACATTATGTGCTAAGAATGCGCCATTGTTCACAAAATTAAAGTTTCCAAACTTGTTATCACCAGTGACTATTGCGTGTGCTATCACATTTCCATATCCAAACTCAATATTAGGCGGAAGTAAGACTCCAGGCGCAAAACGATTTGGAAAGTGTTTTTCTGATGGAGTAAACCATTGACTTAGTGCTCTGAACCAAATTTTCTTTACTTTCTTGCTCCCAGTTCCAAACAAAAAGGTATCGTTTGGAGCAGGTTTATATTCCTCTCCATCATCATAGGCTTCATATCTGTTATTGAAAACTCTACAGTCACCTATTGTACCAGGCGATGTTTCATGTATTTCTAGAAATTTGTGTGGACCAAAGTAAGTCTCAAACTCACAAGCTAATCCACCTCTACCAACAATGTAATCCATAATTCCCTCATGAATAATTAGCTATTTTCGTAAACTCTTTTACGTAAATCTGACGAACTAAAACGATGCTCTCGTTTATTAAAGAATAATTGAATGTCTCTTTTTCGACAAATGTCTTTGCCTGTAAACTCTTTGTCTCTATACTCTTCACCTAAAATTCTAACATCAATTTGCAACATGGACAAGATGTCTTTTAAATCTTCCTCTGTTGCATATGGAATTATCTCGTCTACATACCCGACTGCGTTTAATTGTATATATCTTTCTACAATTGTTTGAATGGGTTTGTTCTTTTCTGGCCGGTCAACACTGGGGTCTGTTTGTAATCCACATATCAGATAATCACAGTGTTGTTTTGCTTCTCGTAACATTGAGATATGACCTGCATGTAGTAAATCAAACGTACTACAAGTAAATCCTATTTTCATAATTTTCCTCTAAAAAATACCACTTTCTGTTGCTAGGCAGTGGCCGCCCCATGAGATTATGCAGCTAGTGCGTAATCCTCGATTGCAAAGTTATCGTTTGCAGTTATTCAAATCTTGCGGTTAAGGTCGCTTGCGCACCTGCTTCTCGCTTTAATTTTTACTACGTCTGTCGATCCTATTTCGCCCCCATCATAAACACACCAAGTGTGTTCTACCCAATACTCTTTCCATCTACTACCCCAAACCTTTTTGTATGCGGTAATGAGTTTTTGCATCGGTGAATTTATGGTGGAGGCGTCGGGTACTGCCCCCGAGTCCAGTCCGTCTATTCTATTTCTGCTCAAACGAAGCACTACTCGATATCTTCCTCATAAGAAACAATTTTTGTTGATAGATTAGGTTGAAGTTGCTTACCTAAAATACCAGCTTTAGCTTTCGCTTTAGACCAAGAGTCAAATTTAGTAATTACTTGCTCATCGTCTTCTTCGTGTGTAAGAACTCCAATATCATCATTTTCTGTATTATGTATTTCAATAATATACTGCAATGTAACACTTACCTAAATAAAGTCTCATCTATATCAAATTCTTTTGGACTGTCATCAGCAGATTTCCAATTAAAAATTCTAAAGTTGTCAGCTTCTAAATCCCAAACCAGTTCCATACCTTCTGGGTAGTTTTGTTCTGATCCAGCACCTATAATACGAGTTTCTAAAAACTGCTCTGGTAGATCTACTAAACGTGCAAAAGTCATCTGTCTAGCATCACCGTTTTTCTTTTTAAAAGTACCTTTATATGCTTTCATTAATCTCTCCATTAGTTATGATAAGATTATATTACATATATTAAGCACTATGCAAGGTTGTTTTTACGTAGTGCGCTTGCAAACTGTTTACGAATTGTTTCCCACTGTTCTAAGGTAAATCTATAGTGAAATTCATAATTCTCTGAATACATTTTAATTTTTGAACTAAGTTTTTGGATAGTCCATTTTTTATTATTTATTGATCCTGTCCATTTTACATCAGGTTGCATCAACAAAATAAAACAAGGCAGCTCAAACACTAAATTATGAA